ATGAACACCTACGAGATCACATTCACCAGAGAGAACGGCAGCACCGGCAAAGACCGCATCACGGCCGCCAATGAGAAGCAGGCCCGCAAAGACTTCCGCGAGATCTACCGCCACAGCAGCGCCACCATCACCGACGTCATCGTCGCGGCCGAGAATGTCCCGGCCAGCAAACAGCAGGAGCGGGATGCTCTCGACCAGATCCGGGCCATCGTGGACACCCTCGGGCCGGACAGCTACCTCGCCACAGCCTTCGCCGGATGCTTCGAGGACGCCGAGGAGAACATCAAAAACGACTTTGCGTGCAGCATGAAACAGCGCCTCGAGAGTGCCGAGGCGAAGCGCATCGAGGCCGAGCTCGGCTACAATCGCCTCGTCGACAAGCTCGCAGCGAGCGAGAAAGCCCTCGAAGCTGCCCGTGCTGACATCGAGAAGAAGGACGAGGAAATCGCGGCATTGAACGCGCGGATCTCTGCCATCCAGCGCCCCACCGAACCGGCTGAAATCTCGGACGAGCTTCTGGCCGACCTCGCCACCTTCTCCTCCGTGTATATCGAGCGGATCCAGAAGGCCATCATCGAGAATGCCGGGCAAATCGCCAAAAATGCCACACTCGTGCGCCTTCTCCACCAGTACAGCACACGCCTCGAGCAGGAGCGCATCGAGTACGCCCGCGAGGTCTACAACTGCGCGAAGCACGGCACGGAGTTCCGGCCCTCCAATAAGTGCCTCACACACGCCAACAGCTACCGCGACGTCATCCAAGACCTGCTGCACGGCTACTGGAGCTAAGGAGGTGAGACACATGAAACAGGGCATCAGCATCGAAAGAACCTACGACCTGCACGACAGGCTGATCGTCAGGATCCTGAAGCGCCGGGGCCGCCTGACGCTGGAGGAAGTCAGTGACCTCCTCCGGCTCGAGGGCGGGGGCGAGTGGAGCGGCTGGTATGCCGTTCTGCTCAACTGCACCGAGGGGACGATCGGCGGGAACGGCTTGTACGACTCCGATGATCCCAAGGGCGACGCCGTCGACCTTTACGAAATCAATGAGGGCGATGACTGCCCGATCTGTGGCAAGTTCATCCCGCCCTTCCAGTATTGCCCGAGCTGCGGAGCGAAGTGGAGCGACGCCGACCAGAACGTCGAGACGCTCCTCGCCTCAATGATGGAGGAGACCCGGCGCATGATCGCCACCTCCTCCAAGGAGGACAGCCGAGTCGCGTGGTACTGGTCGTTCATCGGATCCCTCGATATGGCCCGCCAGCTCGGACTCATAACCGAGGAACGCCGCCAAGGGCTCTATGAAAAGGCGAAGGAGATGAAACCATGAACACCAAAGCCATCCGGCAGCTCGCCGACGTCACGCTGGACAAGTACCGCAGCTCAATCCCCCGCAAAGCCTTCGAGGAGTTCGTGAAGGACATCATCACCGGCGAGAACCGCGCGACCGCCTTCAGATACGAAGCGAGCCCCATCTGCCGGGCCTCATTCCCGTCCACGCTGGACGAGGATGGCGCCCGCTGCACCGTAGAGGTCACGGTCTACCGGCTGAACGCCGTGGCCGCCACAGCCTTCCTGCTGGACGGGCCCGAGACGCTGCTGCGGCACATCGGGCTCGACGAGCGGGACACCTACACCACCAAGCACGAGATCGACGACCTCGTCACCGTCGTGCACATCACCAGAGAGGAGGCACCAGCATGGCAGCACTGAGAGACATCGCCCGAGACTTCGCCGCGGAGATCCGCGACGGCATCGGCTGGACAATCGTGTATCGCACCGGCCGCTCGTGGAACGCCCTGACGATCTGGAGCGACATCTGGAACGGCGAGTGGGAGACCGACGACCTCAACGACGCCATCGGGATCCTGAAGGCAGACCCGGACGCCGTCATCGTCAACGGCTACTACTGCGGCCACTTCGGTGAGGGCATGACCATCGACGAGATCGCCGCCGGGATCCGCTGGCACTACGAAGGCGGCCACAACCGCCTCGCGGACTATTGCGAAGTCACGCAAGGCCGGGACACCCTCGAGGAGGGCCGCAAGGCTGCCGAAGCTGCCGGCCTCCCGTTCTGCGAGCGTCTGGCCGACGGCGGCGATGACGAGCTGAGCCCCTACGTCTACGACGGCAGCATGGCGCTCGCCGATCACGAGAAGATGCAGCAGGCCCGCGAAGCCTTCGATAGACTGGCCGACACGCTGCGGGAAATCGCCGCCAAGCTGGCCGAAGCCATGAAGCCGGTCATCAACGCCGTGCTCTCTGCCTTCAAAAAGCTCTGGAAGGTATCGGTCAGGGCCATCGGAGTGCCGCCGAAGTGGCTGCACCTCGCGGCCCACGCAAAGAAAGCCAGAACCCGGAAGAAGTACCGCAACCGCATCCGGCGCTACGTTTTCGAGGCTCTGGCTGCGGAAGGAGGTGGAGGCCCATGACAGCCAAGTGCGTCGGCTGCGGGCTCGACTGGAACGTCAGCATCTACCAGAAGATCCCCCGCACCGGCTACATCTGCCCGCACTGTGAGAGCCGGCTCCGCGCCGGCGAGACCCTGCCGAACATTCAGGCCAGCCAGAAGGCTCGGCCGCAGAGAACGAAAGGAGCAACCCCATGAAAAAGATCGCACTCAAGAACGCCGCCCGCGGCACGGCCTTCGACTATGCCGGCCAGAGCTGGATCCTGCTGGAGAATGATGACGGCCGCGCCCTCTGCCTGAGCAAGGACATCATCGAGACCCGAGCCTTTGACGAGGGCAACTGCAACAACTTCGCCGTCGCCAGCAGCAAGGAATACCTCAACGGCGCCTACCTCGACAACCTGCTCGAGGACGTGAACGGCCCCAACGCCTTCCTGACCACGGAGCTCGACCTGACCACCGACGACGGCCTGAAGGACTACGGCACCTGCACCGTCACCATCTTCCTGCTGACGGTCGACCAGTACCGGCGCAACCGTGACGTCATCCCCAACGCAGACGACTGGTGGTGGCTCTCCACCGCCTTCAGCACGAAGTCTAACGGCTACGAGTCACTCGCCCGCGGCGTCAGCGCCGGTGGCACTCTGGGCAGGAACTACGCCTACGGCGGCAACAGCGGCCTGCGCCCCGCTTGTTATCTGGACTCCGATCTCCTGATCTCCATCGAGGACGACGAAGCCACCGACGACGTCACGCCGGAGCACGCCGGCGAGATCATCGCGGCGCTGGCCGAGCAGTTCGGCGGCACCTTCGCCACTGAGGATCAACTGACCACAGCCCTCTCGTTTATGCTCGGCACCCTGAGAGCTACCCGCGAGAAGGAGGCCCGGCATGAGTAACCTCTCCACCCTGTTCGACCGCTACAAGGCCCTCGTCGTGTTTGATACCGAGACCAGCGGCCTCGACTTCGACAACGACCAGATCATCGAGCTCGCCGCCCTGCGCGTGGAGCGCACGGCCACCGGCGGCCTACGGATCGCCGGCAAGATGGACACCTTCATCAAGCTGCCCGAGGGCGAGACCCTCCCGGAGAACATCGTCAGCCTGACCGGCATCACCGACGAGCGGCTCCAGACCGAGGGCGTGCAGCCGGTCAAGGCAGCCGGCCAGATCGCCAAGCTCATGCAGAACGGCCCGACCCTGATGATCGCCCACAATGCACAGTTTGACGCCTGTTTTCTCCGTGGCCTGCTCCGCGGCCAGAAGGTCGGCCGGATCGACTGGCTGGACAGCCTGACGGTCTACAAAGACCGCAGGGCCTACCCGCACAAGCTCGCCAACGCGATCATCGCCTACGACCTCACCGGCAAGGTGCAGAACAGCCATCGTGCCATCGACGACGTGCTGGCCCTGTTCGAGGTACTGAAGGCGATGGACGACGAGCGCGAGGATCTCGGCAGCTACGTCAACCTGTTCGGCTACAACCCCAAGTACGGCGTCAGCGGCCGCCGGATCGTGGGCGTCAGATATGAGCCGCAGAGCTTCAGCAAGGGCCTGACTCGCCCGGAGCAGACACTCCCGGCCCGCGTGACGCGGAGGTGACAGCATGAGCCCGGAGATCACGATCACGAGCGAGGAGCTGCGCGAGCGCGTCGAGGATCGCCTCGACCGCTGGATCCCTGACGACGTCTGGAACCGTGCCGAGCCCTACGCCCGCCACAAAAACGAAGTAAACCGGCAGCGGCACCCCGAGATCGACTACTACGACAATGACTACCTTGTGCTGCTGACCGCTGACACCGTCCGAGAGACCGAGTTCAGCGACCTCACTCACGCCCTCTGTGATCTGACCGTCGCACAGGCTCAGTGAAAGGAGAAACCAATGGAAACCACAAAAGAAAGGGCCGCCCGTTGCGACCGGGCGACCCATGCGAGAAGATCCAGCAGCCTGCCAGCATACGGATCCCGCACCGCAAGTATAACACGCCGGCGCCGCCGTGCCAAGAGGAAAGCCCTGAGAGCTGCCACGCTGGCCGCTGCCGTCCTTCTGCTGGGCGGCATCTCTGTGGCAATCTTCACCACCCCGACCGGCAGCAAGCAGGAGACCAACATCCTGCCGCCGACCACCACCGTCGGCACATACATCCCGGACACCTCCGCACCGGCCGCTGAGACCGTGGAGCCGACCGAGCCCGCCGTGCGCTACCCTCTGACCGACGCCGAGCGCGACGTCGTCGAGCGCGTGGTCATGGCCGAGGCCGGCGGGGAGTCCTTCGAGGGCCAGATGCTCGTCGCTCAGTGCATCCTCAACGCAGCCGAGAAGCGCGGCGTCGACCCCTCTGAGGCCGTCGTCCTTTACAGCTACACCAAGAGCCGGCCAGATCCCACACAGCGCGTCAAGGACGCCGTCGCGGCCGTGTTCGACCGAGGCGAGACCGTCGTGGACGAGCCGATCCTCTACTTCTACAACCCCGCCCTCGTGACCAGCGACTTCCACGAGAGCCAGATCTTCGTCATCGAGGAAGGCGGGCACCGTTTCTTTGCAGAAAGGAGTACCAGATGAAACACCTCACCGAAATGAAGCCGGGCGAGACCCTGCACCTCCGCAGCGGCCGCGACCTCGAGCTCGAGAGTGTCACCCCTGTCACCTGCGGCGTGATGCTCACCTTCAACGTCACCGAAAGAAAGGAGCACAACAATGAGCGATAAGACCACCGCGGCCCTCGCTGCCGAGCAGGCAGACGCAGAGGCCACCACCACGCAGGAGGCCGAGCTGCTGCCTGCTGCCACGCTGGACGAGCTGGAGCAGGTCGACCTCGGCACCGTTGCAGAGGGCGAGCGCGCCCCGTTCCGCATCACCGACGACCGCTGTGCCGACTGGGCCATCCGCAAGATTGCCGACGAGCGCAGCGAGTACGACCGCCTGAAGGCACTGGCCGACGAGCAGATCGCGGCCATCAACGAGAAGGTAGCCGCCGCCCGCAAGCGCATGGAGAACGGCACCTCGTACCTCACGAGCTGTCTGGCCGACTTCTTCGCCACCGTCCCCCACAAGGAGACCAAGACGACGGAGAAGTACCGCCTCCTCTCCGGCACCCTGACCTTCAAGAAGGGCACCGCCAAGACCAAGCTCGACGAGACCAAGCTGGTGCCGTGGCTCAAGGCCAACGGCTACGGCGAGCTCGTAAAGGTCGAGGAGTCGACCCGCTGGGCCGATCTGAAGAAGCTGCTCAGCTACACCGGCGACATCGCAACCCTGACCGAGACCGGCGAGATCGTGGAGGGCGTCACCGTCTACGAGACCCCGGGCATCTTCACGGTCGACGTGTAAGGAGGCACCGATATGGCAGAAACCAAGAAAACCGAGGCGGCCGCTGCTGCGGCCCCTCCTGAAGCCGCCTGCCTGACGCTCCGGCAGAAGCTCGTCGAAATGCGGAAAGCCTGCCCGGAGATCGTCAAGAAGCAGCACAGCGACGGCGTCAGCTACAAGTACGCCAAGATCTACGACGTGTGGGAGAAGATCACCCCCATAATGAACGAGCTCGGCGTCGACTTCGACGTCATCAGCGAGCAGGCCACGCGCCACGCCGAGAACGGCGACCCGGTCTACTGGATCACCATGCAGACCAAGACCCGCAACGGCGACAAGCTCATGTTCCTCTACGAGGCCGACCTGACGATCCGCTGGCTGAACCTCGACAACGACGACGAGACCATCGAGGCCACCGTCCACGCCGTCGGCTGGAACGATGACCCCGCCAAGGCCAAGGGCGCGGCCCACACCTACGCCCTGAAATACTACCTTTTCGAGAAGTTCACCGTCGACCAAGGCGAGGACGACCCCGACAACAGTGACTTCGGCGCGCAGGGCAAAGGATCCGGCGCTGGAGGCCGCCAGCAGGCCACACAGGGCCGTCAGGGGCAGAGCTCCGGCCGTCTGAGCGACGCGCAGCTCGCACGCCTCTACAAGAAGGCAGAGGCCGCGGGAATGACCAAGGAGCGCACCAACGCCCGGATCGTGGAGAAGTACAAAAAGCAGGATCCGGCCACCCTGACCCGCCAAGAGTACGACGAGATCTGCACGTCCCTCGACAATGCGGCCGCACAGCATAACCAGCAAGGAGGAAACGCCTAATGTATAACCACACCGGCCTCCAAGGCCGTCTCACCGCCGACCCCGAGCTCAGATACACGCAGCAGGGCACG